ACTGGAGAAGAAACACAAGACTGGATCTGGAAAGATGCAGACGGGAATATAGTAGCTTATTCTGATCTTGACTTTAGAGAAAATGTATTTACTGATTTAATGAATCGATACAACGGAGAACAATGGGAATTGTTAGATCCTTGGGTTGAAATAGCACCTATAGTTGGTTTTGATTATTACCATTATCAAAATAAATTTTGGTTACATGCATACGCAAATTACATTCTTCCCTTTCACAAATATGTAGCTGGAGATGAAGAATTTTCATATCTAAATAGAAACAATTGGGGTAAAGGAGGATTAATGGCAAATGCAGAACTAGAACAATGGAATGATTATTCCTATGGAGTTAATTTTGGTTGGAAAGTAGGAAAACACCTAGGAGTATTTGTAGAAGGAGAATATTCTAAAATGTGGGACAGTGAATTATTTCAATCCACAGTAGGTATTAATTATACATTTAAATAAAATTTATGGCACGTAAGATAGGTGAAGAAACAAAACTTGGTATAGACGTCGATGGAGATGGCAAACCAGATTTTTCATTAGACTTTAAAACAATTGGAATGTTTGGAGTGGGTATGGCTACGGTAATTGGAATGTGGTTTACACTACAAGCTGACATAGCAAGAGCTATGGAATTACCTCTACCACCAATAGAAAGAATAGAGTACGATTTAAAGGATGAACTTATCCGACAAACCATTATGGACACTCAAGAAGACGTTGAAGATATTCTAGCAAAATTAGAAAAACTAGATGAACGCCTTTACGATATACAGAAAAATAGATAAATGAGAAATCTAATAATATTACTACTGTCAATCCCCCAATTTATTATATCTCAAAGTACAGTACCAGAAGAATATTGGATTGATGATAGTAATTTTGAAGACACAATCCAACCTAAAGGTGGGTTTGATGATGACAATGCAGATATTATTGTAATAGAATTTTGGGCAGAATTTAATAAGGCAAATGCCTTTCCAGACTGGCAAAAATTAATAGATTTAGAAGGAGTAAAATATTATCGTATAGATATTGCAAAAGCTCCATTAATGAAAAAAGAACTTAGAATAAGAATGGCCCCAACTTTATTAGTGTATACACAAGGAGATGCCTATATAAAATTTAAAGCCAAAGCAGGATTAGATCTTTTATGTCCTGTAGATTATCCCAAAATGTTAAGAGCTATAGAAGTAGTTAAAAGGGAAGCTCAGTTTTAATAATATTTAAAAACTAAACAGATGGCATTTAAAAATTTGTTCAATGACGACAATAATATTAATGAAAAAAGCGTAGTAGGATTTATGTCCTTCCTCGTAATGGTCATATTTGCAGTAGTAGATATTGTTACTGGAATATATGGAAAAGAACTTCAAATACAAGATTACATTTACAATTCCTTTGTAATCATAACCCTCGGTTCATTCGGAATCGCTGAGGTTGGCAAAATTTTCGGTAAAAAAAATACCGGGGAGTAAATAGTTGCTAGTTATCGTATTGTTTAACTTAAAACCCAATTTAATGGAAATTCTAAACAAAGTCGGCTCTTGGGCTGACAAACTGACTCACATAGGTGTGTCTTTAATCGCTTTTGGAGTAGTAATGGAAGTACTATTCAAAGGAGCAGGAATCCCTTTTTGGCCTGAAATATCCGTGGTAGGTAATATCATGGGAATTTTAGGATCACTTAACGCAGAAGGACTACTAGGTTTAGTAGGAGCTTTTGTTTTGTATAACATAGTTAAAAAATAGGGGGGTGTTCAATATTTATTCCCGTATCGAAAGATACGGGGATTTATAACTAACTATGAAAAAATTAATATTAAAAATAGAAAAATGGGTATCAGATGTATTTTACGATATGTATCCCAATTTAACAAAACACATGAAAAAATGAAACTAGAAGTAATTAGGTTTAGTTCACAAAAGGACTCCACTAATGGAGCACTATTTGATGTAACAGCAGAAAGAAAATTTCTAGCATATACATTAGAAGATGAATACCGAAAAGATAAAATAAAATCAGAGACAAGAATCCCTGAAGGTACTTATAACGTTAAATTAAGAAAAGTAGGTGGTTTTCATGCTAAATATGCAGCCAAATATGGTTCTATGCATAAAGGTATGCTCCATGTACAAGATGTACCAGGATTTGAGTATATTTTAATTCATACTGGTAATACAGATGAACATACTGCAGGTTGTTTGTTAGTAGGTGATACACAAACACAGAATATAACAAAATCTAAAGACGGTTTTATAGGAGCATCAGTAGATGCTTATAGAAGAATATATCCTCCAATAGCAGAAGCACTTGAGCGTGGAGACGAGGTAGAAATTTCGTATATTGACTACGATTCGGTATAAAAACTAAAAATATGTTATTAAAAATAAAAAAAGGATTATTTCCCTTCTTAATAGCCCTCTCAGCTTTGTCTGTTTCGGCATCAGCAGCATTTTATTCTGTTAGTGGTTTAAGTAAGTTATTTGCGGGGGCATCACTTGAAGTTATTATAATGGCGGGTTCATTAGAATTTGCTAAATTAGTTACAGCTTCATTATTATATCAATACTGGGATACAATTAACAAAACCCTAAGAACTTATTTATCTATATCAACTGTAGTATTAGTATTAATAACTAGTATGGGTATTTATGGATTTTTAAGTGCTGCATATCAAGAGACATATTCTAAATTGTCTATGGTTGAAAATCAGAAAGAGTTTATAAATAAAAAAATTAATTTTTATCAAAATGATGTAACAAGATATGATACAGAAATTGACAGAATATCTAGTAACATTAGTACTTTATCTAATGCAAAAGTTTCAAACATCCAAGTACGAGACACCTCGGTATCTACAGGCTTTCGATCAACAATCTCTACTACCGAGCTTAGAATGGCCCAAAAGCGTATTGAAGTTGAAGAAGAAAATCGTAAATTGGTACAATCTAAAAGGATTGTAGCATCAGATAGCTTACAAAAATTTCAACTACAAGTGCTGAAGTTAGATAACAGCAACGAGGTCGCTGGAGAATTAGGACCACTGCAGTATCTATCGGGTTTGACCGGTTATCCTATGGATCAAATTATAAATTGGTTGTTACTTATTATAATATTTGTATTTGATCCTTTAGCTATATCTTTAGTTGTAGCTGCTAACTTTGCCTTTGATAGGGCCTACCCAAAAATAAAATATAGAGATAACTTGTATGGAGAAAAAGTTAAAGAAAAAGAAAAGGGTCCTACTACTACTGTAGAAATAGATAAAGAATTTGATTTTCCAATTACTGATTATACTTGCTTTCCCGATGATTATGATGAAGATAGAATGAATATAATAGGACAAAATGGAAATGAGGGAACACATTATGAATCAGCAGAATCAAAATTAAAATTACTAGAAGAAGAACTTGATAGTTTACCTAAAACAAAATTAGGAGTTTATGTTGGGCAGGAAAGTAGAAGAACTAATCTTTTAGATAAAATTAAAAGAATTAAAAATAATAAAAAATAGTTATGTCAAGACAAAGTTTAATAATATTAGATGATTTTTATTCAGATCCAGATTTCGTTAGGCAAGAAGCCTTAAATATGGAATGGTATGATAAAAAAGGTAATCATCCTGGAAAAAGAACAGAATCAGTTAAAGACCCATCAGTTCTAGCAGCATTTGAAAATGCTTTAAATCAAAAAATAGACCATGAGGCTTACAATGATCCTACTACTCCTAATGGTTGTTTTAATTTATGCACTGCCTTAGATAAATGCTGGGTACATTCAGATAATTACACAACATATGCATGTGTAATATATTTAACACCAGATGCTCCAATAGAAACCGGTACTGGAATTTATAGACATAAAGAAACAGGATTAATCAAACCACCACTACTTAAAGATGGCACTCTTAATAAGGAATTACATGAGACTATAGCATCAGATGGTCAAGATTTTACTCGTTGGGAACAAATAGATTATATAGCAAACGTATACAATAGAGCTGTAATTTATTATGGAGATTATTATCATGCTGCAGTACAATACTTTGGTTTTGGTCCTGAATATTGTAGACTACACCAAACATTTTTCTTCAACACCCAATAAGATACCCCGCAAATAGTTTGGCTACCTGAATAAGGGTTCGTATATTTACGGTATAATAATAAAAATAAAGGTTATGATCAAAGAATTTTACGATTTAGTCAAGGAAAATCCAATAGGAGCATTAGCTAACTTTATAACAACTTTAACCATATTTGGTTTTGGTTATGTTATGATTGTTCTAGCAGCAATACTAGAAGGAAATGTTTAATATACCTCATAAAAAATCTACCATTGAAAGACGCCTAAAAAACTATCAACCATTAAACTATAATAGATTTATGTGGTGGCGTTGGTACGAAGCAAAAAATAAACCATTACCTTATAAGTCTAGCTTTAGAGATAAAATATTTAATGGTGATTTTGATGGGTCTTGTTTTGGGTGGCAAGCGTATTTATGTGAATATATGTTAAATGAATTAGAAGTAGAGTGTGACTATGATATAGCAAAATTCAACGAAAAAGGAGCAATGCTCAAAGCTCGTCGTAAAAGATTGTGGGAAGATTATGAAAAAGATGAAATATCTAGATTAGAATCATTATATGCTCATTTTGTTAAACATTTTGACATTACAAAAGAACAAACTGTAGAAGAATGTTTAAAATGCAGTGGAGAACTGATAGATCTTTATTATATTATCGAAGATAAATACAGTAAACAAATTAAAGTCTCTCGTAGAGGACGACCAAAAAAATATGCCTAAAATATCACACGAAGTACCAAGATGTCTTTTATCAGCATCCTCTGAGTTCAATGATTATGATTATTGTTTACCTCATTTATTAGATATAGATGAAGAATATAAACAATATTTTATAGATGCTAGAGATAAAGGTAGATATGTTATTATGGATAATTCACTTCATGAATTAGGGAAAGCATATAATAGTGAAAGATTACTACATTGGATTACAGAATTAGAACCTGATGAATTTATAGTACCAGATGTTTGGATGAGTTGTGGTAGTACAGCAGCCCAAGCTAAATACTGGAGACAATTTAAATACCCTAAAAAAACTAAAATTACTGCTGTAATTCAAGGGGAAAATAAAAATCAAGCATATTTATGTGCTAATCTACTAGTGGGATTAGGTTATGAAAAATTATGTGTATCTTATGGTGCTACTTGGTATAATGATTTTTTCCCACATACTAATACTGATATGGGGAAGGCATTAGGTAGAGTACGGTTTGTACAGGGATTATTAAACTTAAGTGAATTAAAAGATACTAAATTTCATTTACTAGGTTGTTCGATACCCCAAGAATTTGGTTGGTATGATAATGACCCTAGAATAGAATCAATTGATACTTCAAACCCAGTAATGGCGGCATTAGAAGGAATTTGGTATAAGGATAATGGTTTAAATAATAAACCAAAAGCAAACATGAATGATTTTTATAAAATTGATTATGAAAAAGTTGATTACTTGAATGTTGTTCATAATACAAATAGATTTAGAGAAATTAATAATTATAAACCAATAGACATTTACAAGCGTTAGCCTATACGCAAAATACCTGGCAAAAATTAATAAAATAAATTATGGCAAAATTATCTATGGCAAAAAAACATTGTGTAGTTTCATTAAGTGGAGGAATGGATTCTTCAACACTATTACTAAGAGCATTAACTGAGTATGATACAGTAACAGGTATTTCTTTTGATTACGGTCAAAAACATCGAGTAGAATTAGAAAGAGCTCAACAGTTAGTAGATTACCTAGCAGATAAAGGACATAAAGTTAATTATCGACAAATCAAATTAGATGGGTTAGCTGATTTATTAGATTCTGCATTAGTTGATGGTGGAGATGATGTACCAGAAGGACATTATGAAAACGATAACATGAAAGAAACTGTTGTGCCTAACAGAAATAAAATATTTGCTTCTATTACTCAAGCAGTAGCATTATCAATAGCAAATAGAACAGAAGAAAATTGTGATATTGCTTTAGGAATACATGCTGGAGATCATGCTGTTTATCCTGATTGTAGACAAGAATTTAGAGATGCAGATGATAAAGCCTTTAGAGAAGGTAATTGGGAGCATGAAAGAGTGGGTTATTTTACTCCATATTTATTAACAGACAAATTAGGTATATTAAAAGATGGACTTACATTATGTGAAAGATTATTTATTGGATTCGATGAAGTTTATTCTAGAACTAACACTTCTTATAAACCTTTTCCTAGTGGGAATAGTGATTATAAATCTGCTTCGTCTGTTGAACGAATTGAAGCATTTATTACTTTGGGTAGGAAAGATCCCGTTCAATATGAAGACGAAAGTGGACCAGTGGATTATGAAGTAGCTAGATCTCATGTTGAGGGTGTATTAACAGATCACGTAGCAATTAAATCTTTAGACTAATATTATGAAAAAACTAATTATATTATTAACTTTATTGTTAACATTTAATTCTTATTCTCAAACAAAAAGAATTGGAAACCCAGGAGGGGATGATATTTATGGTACTTGGCAGAGTTATGATGGAAATCAAATTTTGCAGATGAAATACCTAGATGGTAAAGCCCCTAATGAATTTGTTAGATATGATGGATTAGGGAATTATGTTAGTGGTAATTTCTATTTAGAGGAAAAATACATCTATGTTCAGAAAATTGATGAAAAATATAGATTACTATTTTACCTTAAGGGGTTACAATTAATTGTAAGTAAACCTGATAGTGAAGGAGGACCAGGAAAAGCTTGGATATTTACTAAAGTAAGCAATTACGTTAGTTTTTAACAATTAAATGTCCTGTGGTGTAATTGGTAACACGTCTGCTTTTGGTGCAGAAGAGTCTAGGTTCGAGACCTAGCGGGACAACTAAATATTTATACATGAAAAAACAACAATTACCAGATGCTAAAAAACATCAACAAATTAGTTTCGTTAAATCAGCAATCCGCCTATTAGGTTATGGAGCCTTATGGTTTAGCTTGGATATCGCAGTTATTTTACTTATATTGAGCGAAGTAGTAGGTATAGGAGAAGAATTAGTATAACAATTAAAAATTAAATATGAATAAAATTTATTATTTTTCAGCAAATTGGTGTGGACCATGTAAAATGTTAGGACCCATAATGGAAAAAAGTGGTCTTCCATACCAAAAAATTAATGTTGACACTGATCAGGAACTATCAACAAAATATGGTATTAGAAATGTTCCTACCTTAGTTAAAGTAGATAGTAGTGGAAATGAACTTAGTAGAATAACAGGTGCTCTTCCATTGGAACAAATTAAATCATGGTATAATGGGTAAACATCAATCAAGTAAAATTTTTGACGGTTTTAGTACAGTGTTTCGTCAATGGAAAGCAGAAGATACACATTGTAAATTTATACATGGTTATGGAATTTCTTTTAAAGTATATTTTGAGGGGGAATTAGATCATAGAAATTGGGTTTGGGATTTTGGAGGAATGAAAAGGGCTAAAACCAAAATAGATGATATGTCTCCAAAAGCATGGATGGATTATATGTTTGATCATACTATAATAGTAGCAGAAGATGATCCCTTTTTAGCGGCATTTAAACAAATGGGAGATGCAAATGTAGCTCAAGTAAGAATACTACCCGCAACTGGCGCTGAAAAATTTGCTGAATATATTTATAATAAGTTGAATGAATTTGTTACAACTGAAACTGAAGGCAGAGTTAAAGTTACAAAAGTTAAATTCATGGAACATGGTAAAAACGCAGCATATTACTGCGAGTAGTTATATAATAGTGAATGAAAAACCACTCAAAAAAATTAACAATATGCACAAACAATTAAAAAGGGTTACAGACTACGAAAAGAATCTTCCAATCGTAGAAATCTACACAGCAGTACAATCAGAAGGATCAAGAGCCGGTTACCCTACAGTAGTTATTAGAACTACAGGGTGTACTCATAGATGTTTCTTTGGAGAAGGAGGCTGGTGTGATAGTTGGTATACAAGTATCCATCCAGAAAAAGGACATTTTAATTTTAAAGACATTATTAAAGCGTATGAAGATAACCCTCATATAAAAGAGATGATGCTTACAGGTGGTTCACCTACTATGCATCCTGCTTTAGTAAATGAATTAACACATTTTGCTCATGAAAAAGATATTTTTATTACTATCGAAACTGAAGGAAGCCATTTTCTACCAACTGATTATCCTATTAATTTGCTTTCTATTAGTCCTAAGTTCTCCAATAGTGTACCTGTGCTTGGGGTATCTACTCCTCAAGGAGCAATTACAGACCAAAGAATGATTGATAGACATAATAAGCTTAGGCTTAATTATGAAGCAATAAAACAATCTATTGAATACCATTCAGATTATCATATTAAACCAGTATGGGATGGTAAAGATGAAGGAGCGTTAGCTGAAATTATGGAATGTATTTCTATATTAGAGGTTAAACCTGAAAAAGTATGGTTTATGCCCGCAGGTGATTCAAGAGAATCATTATTTAAATCATACCCAGTAGTATTCGATTGGGTAAGAGATAATGGGTATAGAATGACATGGAGACCTCATATCATTGCATTTGAAGATCAGAGAGAAGTTTAATGAGAGAAAAAGGAAAAAAATTAACAGATACAGCTTGGACTTGCTCATGTGGGTCTTTAAACGCAGGGTATAGAAAAACTTGTGGAAGTTGTAAAAAAACAAAACATGGAATTTAAAGATACAATAGGAATTTTCCCAAACGCATTTACAGAAAGTGAGTGCAACTCCCTAATTAGTAAGTTTGATTATGAAAATGATCTAAATAATACTATAATAGGAACAAGTGGGGCAGGTATAGACACCAAGATTAAAAAAACTAAAGATTACGAAATCTTACACAGCCCAGGTACAGGCAATGCTAGTTTATCTAGTATGGTAATGAATGGTTTTAATAAAACTTTATCTGATGGTTACTTAGAAAAATACCCCCATCGTGATATATTTGACCATCATTTTTTAGTAAATGGTAAATGTTCCTATCCTCTTTTACAAATTCAAAAGTACGACAAAAATGAAGGACATTATAATGCTTGGCACGTAGAAAAAGAAGATGTAAATACTTCAAGAAGATTATTTGTTTTTATCCTTTATTTAAATACTGTTAAAAAAGGTGGTGAAACTGGGTTTTTATTTAAAGAAAAGGGAGCAGACGATTTTTTTAAAGTTAAACCTGAAATTGGTAAGTTAATTATTCATCCTGCTAGTTGGCCTTATATACATAAAGGATATATGCCTGAATCTAGTGATAAATATATTTTAACTACTTGGTTAGAATTTACAAGCTAACATTTGGAAAAGCCAGAAGCCCTTCGTATATTGGACGATATAGAGGAAAATGTAAACACATGCTGTGCTATTACAATGGACCCAGATGATGTGTTATTATTAATAGATAAATTAAAAAGTTATATAAATGAACAAACGTAGAAAAATTCACGAGGAATTAGAAGTAGTACAAGAAGGTTTTGCAAATGGTGTCGCCAAAGGTTTTCCATTATCCGATCAAGATAAACAATACATGATAGAAGATGCAACTGAAGCTTTTGGTAAGTTTTTAGATGCATTAAAATGTGATTGGAAAAATGATCCAAATTCAAACGAAACACCAAGACGTGTAGCTAAAGCTTATGTGAACGATTTATGGGCTGGTAGATACACAGCAATGTCTCCAATTACATCATTTCCATCAGATGGTTATGATGGCATTGTTATAGAACGTAATATACCGTTAAATTCAATGTGTTCTCATCATCATCAAACAATTGGGGGAGTTGTTCATATAGGATATATAGCAGGAGCAGATGGTCAAGTTATTGGTTTATCTAAACTAAATAGAATAGTAGAATTATTTGGTAGAAGAGGAGCAATACAAGAACAGTTAACATCAGCAATACATAATGCTGTAAATAAAATTACAGATGGTAATTTAGGTGTTATTATTACTATAGTAGGAACACACAATTGTGTTTCTTGTAGAGGAGTAAAACATAAAGGAGCTGCAATGGTTACAACTAAAGCAAATGGTGTATTTAAACAAAACGATAATTTAGCTCGTAAAGAGTTTTTTGATTCATTAAAAATAAACAATGGGGGACACAACATCTAAAATATATTTAAGTTGGAATGATATTAATAGTCTAGTTGATATCGTAGCTGAAAGAATAATTAGTGATTATCCTAATATAGATTCTGTACATGGGATAGCTAGAGGTGGATTAATACCCGCCGTATTAATATCTCATAAATTAGATTTACCTTATGTACAAGCAATAGGTAGAAATACATTAGTAGTAGATGATATTTGCGACTCAGGAAAAACATTATCTGAGGCACCTGGAGTTTATCATGCTGTTTTACATCATAAAATATTAGCTTGTTATAGACCTCATATATTTGCTACTACGGTATTAGAAAACGATTGGATAGTTTATCCATGGGAAAGAGAAGATAGTGAAACAATACAAGATTACTTAAAATAAAAGTTATGCAATATAAATTATTTGAAGAAGAAGAATTACCTACATGGGTTAATGGAGTACCATTTGTAGATGAAGTAGAGACTTTTAACGCCACATTTGGCAAACCTAATAATTATGATCCAACAATCCCAGAAAAAAAAGAATGGCAGTTTGTTTACGATTTCATACTCGAAGAACTTGAAGAATATAGAGAAGCTTGCGAACGAGGCGACATTGTGGAAGTTCTGGATGCTTTGTGCGACATTACTTATGTTTCCCTTGGGAACGGTACTATGTTACATGGCCTTAAGGATAAGATATGGCCAGCCTATCAAGAAGTACAAGGATCTAATATGTCTAAAGCTTGCAAGACTGAAGAAGAAGCCATACTCACCGTCAGCCAAAGAAGTAAGGAGCAAGGTGAGGAGTGTCATTTTGAGAAACTTGAGGAAGGACGGTTTATTGTCTATAGAACAAGAGACAAAAAAGTAATGAAAAACATTAATTACTACAGACCGGATTTACATCAGTTCTTTAGTGATGAGGAATTACAAAGGTTTTATGAGGTTGAAACAATAATATAATGGAAATATTTATAGGTATTGCAATGGGTATGGCTTTAATGTATGCTATAATGGATTTATTCCATGACATATTTAAACGTGAAAAAGATATTTAATGTATAAAAAATGTTACGCAACTAAAATAAAGGAAAATAAATACAAAATCCATTTGTGGGATGAAGGAGGATATGATGAAATTGAATGGTGGAATACTGCATATAAAGAAGACCCTAATGGTAAATTAGTTGGTTTAAAGGGTGAAACACTAACCAAAACAAACCAATGGTACAGAAGTGATCCAGATTTACATTTTCATGATATAAAACCACACCAAAAATTTCTAATAGAAAAATATGGGGTAAATGATGAGCCTTCTACTGGACATAAAGAATTATTTTTTGATATTGAGTGTGAAATAGGAGGTGCATTAACAAAAGAATATATCGAAAGTGCACCAATGCCTATTACTTCTATAGCTTGGTGGGATAAAACCGAAGACCATTGGGCGATATTAGTTTTAGATAAAAAAAATGTATTATCTCACACTAAAACAGGTGAAAATAAAAACAAAGAAATCATACCTGTAAAAACCGAAAAAGAATTACTAGGTAAGTTTATAGAATGTTTTAGAGATATTAATCCTGATATTTTAATAGGTTATAATAGTGATTATTTTGATATTCCTTATTTATATTATAGAATTTGTAATGTATTAGGGGAAGAATTTGCTAGTTATTTATCTCCTATAGGTAAGGTTAAAACCGAGAAAAAATCCTGGTTTAAAACAAAAGAAGGTAAATGGATATCAGCTTGGGCTAAAAGAGACCAATTTGTAGACATTGTTGGGGTTGAATCTTTAGATTATATTCGTTTACATAAAAAGTATAGTTGGAAAGATGAACCTAGTTATAAATTAGATGCCATTGGAGAAAAATATGCGGGTGTAAATAAAATTGAATATGAAGGTAATTTAGATAGATTATTTGAAACTGATATTCATAAGTTTATTGAATATAACTTTATGGATGTTAAGATATTAAAGTTATTAGATGAAAAACTCCAATATATTGCTTTAACTAAAAACATTTCACATAAAGGTAAACATAATTACAGCGAAGTATATTCTAATAGTGTTACTCAAGATGGAGCAATATCTGCTTATTTGTTATCTCAAAACATAATTCCACCTTATAGACCATCTGGTAAAAAAGATCTAGATTCAACTTATGCTGGGGGTTATTTATTTTGTCCTAAAGCGGGATTATACAAGTATATGTTTGATGAGGATTTAACATCGCTGTATCCATGTATAATTATGTCTATTAACATAGGCCGAGAAACTTTGGTGGGACATATCGTAACATCAGATGACCGTAATAATCGCTTGGGCCTTAACGACTTAAAAGAACGCGATCCTGAGGAAGAATTATTAGTTGAAAATTCAAAAGGTAGACAAACATATGTTAGTACTGAAAAATTAATATCAATGATTGAACAGGACAACTTAGCTGTATCAGCTAATGGGTGTTTCTTTACTCAAGACAAAGAATCGGTATTAGCAACAGTTTTAAATATTTGGTTTGATGAAAGGGTTATATATAAAAATAAAATGAAGAAAGCATTTAAAGAAGGTAACAAAACAGAAGGGGAACATTACCATCTAATGCAATATACAATGAAGATTTTACTTAACTCCTTATATGGAGCTACTGCTTTGCCTACCTTTAGGTATGGTTTACCTAAATACATGATTAGTAGAGCTATTACATTATCAGGGCATAGAATTATTCAAGAAAGTGCATTATGTGCTAACAGGCATATGAATAAAGTATTACGTAACGAGATTAAACTAGAAATATGACATTAAAAAAACAATCTATTAGAAGCAACCAGACAGTTACAGAGGTTATTGGTAATGAAGAAAAACCCCTTACTAAAGAAGAACTGATAACTAGAAGTGAAGAATGGAATGACGTTCAAACCAACTTCTTTAAAAAAATGCTTAAACAAGGAGGTAACTTTAAAGTTGCTGGGGTTAAGTATAAAGTAGAAGTAAAAGAAAGAAACGATGTTAATTCTAAAGGAGAAAAACCAGTAAAAGTCCCACCATTACCAGGAGAAAGAACATTTTAATATGAATATACTAGAAACACTTTTAATACTACTCTGTTTACCTTTGTCATTTCTATTTCATTTAATAGTTTATGAAAATCACTGGGAACAGAAACCTTTAACTAGAATCTTATTAGGTCTAACTGTATTAGCTGTACCATTTTTAATAATTATAGCATGAAAATAGAAATTTCACACGGAGAATTATTAGATAGAGTATCAATTTTAGAAATAAAAAAACTAAATATGGTAAATCCCGATAATCTAGCTAATGTTGAAGTTGAATTTTTAAAATTAAATCAGGGTGTTATAGATTTATTTACAAAAAATGGTAAAGAAATTAAAGTATTATATTTGGAGTTGGCTAAAGTAAATCGTATATTATGGGATCTCGAAAATAAAGTTAGAGATAAAAGCATAAGTGATAAAGAATTTAGAAAATCATCAAGAATGATATTTACATATAATGAAGTTAGAAGTCAATTAAAGAATGACATTAACATTATATCGGGATCAAATTTTAAAGACGTAAAAGAATATAGATGAAGCACTTACAAGATACTCCATGGTGGATTTGCGATGAGAAAGATACAAATCTTTGTGCCTATGTAGACACAGATTCGAATTATTTTAATGCCGAACCTCTGTTAATGCATCTATATCCTAATTTTGAAGAATTTACAGATAAGGAAAAGGATGATATTTTAGAAAAGGTAGCATTAAAGTACCAAGATGTTATTAATGAAGATTATGATAGACTAGCACGTGAAGCATTTAATGTTAAAACACATAGATTAGAAATGAAAACTGAATGTGTTATACGTTCAGCTTATTTTAGAGCAACTAGACGTTATGCTCAATGGATTACAAAACAAGAAGGAGTTGATAAAGAAACACTAGACATTAAAGGTTTAGAGTTTATGAAAGCTAATTTCCCGCCTATTTTAGGGGAGTTTTTTAATGATATTTTACAACAAGTTTTAAAGGGTGAGCAGAAAGACAGTATCCTTGAGCAAGTTAAAGTATTTAAAGAAAAAATATTAGATGGTACAATCCCACTAACTAAATTAGGTAATCCAACTAGAATTAATAAAATAGATAAGTATCAAGGTAGAAATACTAGAGCAGGAGAAATATTTACTGAGATTCTTAAACCATTAAGTAAAAAGAAAGAAGGTAAAGCTCAAAGGCAATTAGGAGCACCTGCACCTGTTAAAGCAGCAATTAGATATAATGATTTATTAAAATTGTGGCAATTAGACAAAAAATACCCTTTAATGACTAATGCAGATAAAATCAAATGGATTCATTTAAGAGAAAATCCATATAAAATAGATGGTTTAGCATTTTTTGATCACGAAATACCAGCTAAAGTACAGGAATTCTTAAATCAATATGCTGATAGAAAGAAAGTATTTGAGTCAATTCTATTAAACAAATTAGAAGGATTTTTTAGCGATTTAGAATGGTCTTTAGATTTAAATCCTTACATTAATTCATTAAATTCCTTTGAAATTTAAAATAAAAGTTGTACCTTACATATTATGATAAACAAAAATTCACTAGAGTCCGTAATTCAAAAATATTATTTAAATGGTTTAAATAACCAAGTTAAATGGAGAATTAAAGATAATACTTTAACAGTATATGCAGGCGTTAAAGGTAGAGCCTGTAAAGTGTTTTTAGATGATTTTAATTTTGCTGATTGTGAATTAGGGATATTTGATACTCATAAATTAAGTAAATTATTATCAATCACTTCAGGTGAATTAATGATTACTACTGAAAAAAATAACCAATTACATAGAAAATTATATTTAGCTGACAATAATTATTCATTAGATTATTCATTAGCTGATCCATTAATAATGGGTAAAGTAACTTGGTATGAAGATGCTGATGAAAATATTGATGTTGAATTAGATGTATCTTCTGATGATATTAGCTATTTAATTAAAGCTAAAAATGCTTTAAATGATGTAGACCAAATGTTAATTCAAACAACAGAAGATTTAGATGGAAGTCCTATTGTTGAGTTTTTATTTGGGGATAAAGAAGGTTTTTCAAATAAAATCACATATCAAATACAAGGTGAAATAAAAGATAAAGATATTCAAATGCCTTTTGATTCTAACGTATTTAAAGACATATTAAGTAGTAACAAAGACATGGATAGTTGTAATATTAAATTATACAAAAAAGGTATGATGAAGATAGAATTTCATGGGGAATTAAGTAACAAAAAATCAAGTAGTATTTATTATATAGCTAGAAACGAATAAATTAAAATTATGAGCAAAATTAAAAAAACAGATAGTAATTCAGATAGTCCTTATGGACAAATACATTCGAATGAATTTAAAGTAAGTAAAAAACCTGATACTAGATTATGGGTAGTAGATAATTTTTATGAAGATCCAGATGCACTTAGAGCATATGCCTTAAAACAATATTATTTTGATGATCCAGGATACTTAGGTATGCGTACTAGAAAACAACATTTCTTTGATGGTGTAAAAGAGGAATTTGAAAAAATAATGGGTCTAAAAATTACTGGACAAAAAATGTGGGAAGAGTATGGAATGAACGGTAGATTCCAATCAGCAATAGCTGGTACTTCTTTAGTTTATCATTGTGACCAACAATTATGGGCTGGTATGATTTATTTAACACCAAATGCTCCAGTATCTTCAGGAACAAGGTTAATGCAACATAAAGAAACTAAGGTTAGACATAGTCACGACCAAATTAAACAAGAAGATGGTAGTGTGCTTACTATTGATAATGCTTTTAACCAACACACATTTGTTGATCCACATCCTTACGAAAATGTTGATGTAGCAGGTAATGTATATAACAGATTAGTAATATTTGATGCACATTCAATTCATGCAGCTCAAGACTATTTTGGTCATGATATAGAATCAGGAAGATTATGGCAAATGTTTTTCTTTGATGCAGAATAACTTGGAGGGGCGACTTTTCGTTCGTATATTATATGTATAATAAAGTAACATGCAGCTAGGGCGCGTAGTTATGTTTTAATTTAACCGGAAGCTTCGGCTCCACAAAAACAAATGATATGAGTACATTACAACTATTAGAGAGGCACTTAAGTCCTTTCGACATTCTATTTAAGAATCACTTCAATGCTGAGGAGAAATTCGCACCAGCATTAAATTCCAAACAACCACACCCACTTAATATTTTCTATGATGACATAGGACTTCATTTTGAAGTTGCCTGTACTGGGCTAACTAAAAAAGATGTTATCCTTAATATCGAAGGGGATGTTTTAGAAATAACCTATAAAAAATCTGAAGATAAAGGAGATGATTTTGAAGGTTATATTTATCATGGTCTATCTAAAAAATCTTTTGACTTAAGATATAAGATAGCTCCTAAATTTGATTTATCAATTACTGAAGCAGAAATGCTTAATGGTTTATTGACAATCTTTATTCCCTTAGCTGATGAAGCTAAACCAAAGTCTATTAAAATAAAATAAAGGTAATTTAAGAAAAGCGTGTCCTAGCGATGTTTCTTTCGTATATTTACGTAACATAAAATAATAAAAGTTATATGGCAAGAAAAGCTAAAAGTCTAACAAAGATCGAGGATCCACGTTTAGAACCGTATTTTATCACTAAAGATGATAATTGTTACACCGTTAATGAACGGGTTATTCCCAATCAAGATCATTTTAGGTCTAAAGGGAATATCAAAGAGTATGCAAAACCCCAAAGTTATTATGCTGATCTAGGTATGGCGTTGGAGTATATAGCAAAAAACTCTCTACATAATAGAGAAACAAATGACCTAGATCAAATAATCGAGAAATTTAAATTAATAGAAACAAACATTAAAAGTTACACAAATGAAATTAGAAGCACTATTTAACGCGGTTATCGTAAAACCTATTGAAAACGAAGAAGTAAAATACGGTGGAATCATTGTTCCAGATATGGGCAAGGATTTAAACGAAAAGGGGGAAGTTATTGCTGTTGGTCCTGGACAACCGACACAATTTGGAAGTTTTTTAGAAACAATATCAAAAGTAGGAGATATTGTAGTGCTACCAACCCAAGGTTTTACTAAATTAGTATATGATGGAACTGAGTACTTAATTGGACCAGAAAACCAAATACTAGCTAGGGTAAAAAGAGAAATAAAAGTATCTGAAGTATTAGAAGATACAAAGGAAAACTTAACATCAGAGGAAATTAACGATTTAAAATACAACAAATAATGAAAAAAGTAGAATTTGGCTCTGAAGCAAGAGCAAACTTAGTAAAAGGTATTGATATTTTAGCAGATGCTGTAGTTTCAACCTTAGGACCTAATGGTCGTAATGTAGTAATTGGAAGGGGTATTTTAGATGCACCTCAAAGTACTAAAGATGGTGTTACAGTTGCTAAAAATATTGTATTAAAAGAACCTAACCAAGAATTAGGAGTACAATTAGTAAAATGGGCTGCAATTAAAACAGCTGACAAAGCAGGTGATGGTACAACAACATCAACTTTACTAGCTAGAGCAATGGTAAAAGATGGATTAAAAAGTCTTGACCAAGGAGATAATGCAGTGCAGATAAAAAGAGATATTGATAAAGCAATTAAAGAGGTATTATACACTTTAAATAATGACATATCAGAAGATATTTCAAACGAAGAACAATTAGAACAAATTGCTACTGTATCTGCTAACAACGATGTTGAAGTAGGAAAATTAATTTCAACAGCAATTGATAAAGTTGGATTAAAAGGTGTAGTACATATAGAATCATCTAAAACAGGAGATACTTACATTGAAACTGTTGAAGGTATGCAATTTGACAGAGGTTATAAATCACCTTATTTTGTTACTGATAATAATACAATGACATCAGTATTAGAAAATCCAGCTATATTAATGATAGATGGGAAATTAAATTCAGTAAAAGAGTTATTACCAATTTTAGAAGCAGTAGGTAGCCAAGGAAGATCGTTATTAATTATCGCTGATGATGTTGATAATGAAGCATTAGCTACTTTAATTGTAAACAAAATGAGAGGTACTTTAGCTGTATGTGCTGTTAAATCCCCAGAATTTGGAGATAAAAGAAAGTTAGTATTAGAAGATATAGCTATTACAACAGGAGGTCAGGTATTCAGTAAAGAAAAAGGAATGAAACTTGATAAATTTAGTTGGGAGTGGTTTGGAGAAGCAAGAGTAGTAACCGTTGAAAAAGAACAAACTACAATTGTTGATGGTAAAGGAGAAGTTGAAGCTATTGAAAAAAGAATTGATGAATTACAGGTTCAAATAGATAAAGCAAATACTCCATATGAAGTAGAGCAACTACAAAATAGACTATCTAAATTTACAGGTGGTGTAGCTATAATTCATGTTGGTGGATTTACAGAAACTGAAATGCAAGAAAAGAAAGATAGAATTGATGATTCATTACATGCAACTAAAGCTGCTATCGAAGAAGGTATTGTACCTGGAGGAGGAGCTGCTTTATTATATGCTAGAGAAAGTATTAATGTTAACAACGTTGGTGCTAAAATAGTTTATAATGCTTGTGGTAAACCATTTGAACAAATTTTAATTAATGCAGGTTATTCTCAAACTGATGCTCAACTGTTAGGTAAATACAAATTAGTTGATTCAGGCGATAATAATTGGGCAGGAGTTGATGTTGAATCAGGTGAAGTAATTAACTTTAAAGAAGCAGGTATTATTGATCCAACTAAAGTAACTAGATCAGCATTACAAAATGCAGCATCAGTAGCAGGTACAATTTTATTAACCGAATGTACTATAACTGATGATAAAGATTCAGATGAATTTAAACAAAATGGAAACGGAAACGGAGTTCCACCAGTAAACCCAGGATTTTAATAAGTAAATAAATAAATAACTAAAAAACAATTATGAACAAACAAGAATTATTTGAGGCAATTGAAGAAAATTTCAATACCTTAGTAGCAGAACACAGTGGTACTACTAAAGCATCACAACAGAGAGCAAGAAAAGCAGCAATGAAGATTAAAAATCTAATTTCTCCTTATAAAAAAGCATCTGTAGCAGAATCTAAATAATTTAATTGGGGGAGCTTGTCTCCCCCATTTATTTTTCGTATATTACGGCCATGTCAAAAACAAAAATAACAGAAGAAAATATCTTAATTGCTCGTAGAGTTCCACCAGGAGATAAGTGGAGACTAGTTGCAAATGAACCAGATGGTCCTACACATCCATCTCTAACAAATACTTTAGAGGCTTATATGGTAAAAACAGGATTTAAAGGAGAATATAGATTAGCACCACTTAAAAGTGAACTATTTGCTATATCTACAACAAAAGAAGAAATTAAACCAGAACCAATACAAAAGTATTCCATATATGGAGAGTATTAGAAAAAATAGTTTATTGAATGAAAAGTATAGACCTATCAGTCTAGATACATATGTTGGTAACAAACAGTTAAAAACATCAATATCTAAACAGTTAGATCAAAATGACATTCAAAACTATTTATTTTATGGACCTGCAGGTACTGGTAAAACAACATTATCTAAGATAATAATTAACAATTTAGATTGTGATTATATTTACATTAATGCCTCTGATGAACGTGGTATAGAAACTATTAGAGATAAGGTTTCTAGCTTCGCAATGGTAGCATCATTTAAACCTCTTAAGGTTGTAATACTAGATGAAGCTGATTTTTTAACCATTAACGCACAAGCGTCACTTAGAAACATTATAGAAACATACTCAGTTACAACACGTTTTATTTTAACTTGTAACTTTGTAGAACGTATTATTGATCCATTACAATCCAGGTGTCAAACAATTAAAGTTGTTCCACCAACTAAAAAAGAGGTCGCTGTACATTTAGCTAGTATTTGTGATAAGGAAAGCATAAGTTATGAACCTAAAGCCATTGGTAAAATTGTAAATAAGTTCTATCCGGACTTACGTAAAATGCTTAATACTATTCAAGCAAGCACTATTAAGGACAAGTTAACACTAGATGATTCTTTGCTTGTAAGTACTAGCTATATGACCTCTATTATTGATGAATTAAAAAAACCTAAATCATCATTTACTAAAATTAGACAAATTATTGCTGATGCAAACGTAGATGATTTTGATGAATTATTTAGATTTTTATATGAAAATGCTTCTAAATACATCCCAGGTAAAGAGGGTACAGTTGCTATTTTAGTAAATGAACATTTATATCAAGCTAATTTTAGAATTGATAAAGAAATTAATATAATGAGTTTAATCCAGAATATAATTAATAATAAATAAAGTGAAATTAATCAAAAACAAAGAAAAAATGAAAAATCAAGGAAATCCCGGTGGTCAACAACCTCAAATGAATGTTGACTTAACTACAACAGAAGGACTATTAAATTCAGAAGGTAAAAACATCTTTGAATCAGCAGTCATTCTTAGAAAAATTAGTAAATTTATTACAGGTACTGATAGTGATGCAGTAATGCCAATACCAGTATTTATTGATCCATATACTAAAAAGATAGTAGCAGATGGTATCCCAGTAGAATTAAGAGAAGAATTAGCTGAGGAAAGTATACTATTAACAGGTGGTATCGATTCTAAATAATGAAAAACATTTGGGATTGGTTAAATCAAATCAACTCAATTAAAGCTGACCCTAACTCCTTTTCTAATAAAGATTGGGAGTTATGGAATAGTTACATGGTACATAGATTTTTATCTATGAATCCTGATTTTTTGGATATAGTAAATTTTGTTCAAAAAATAAACCCACAAAATAAAAAAGAAATATACTCTGTTTATAAAGAATACATTCCTAAAAATAAAAAATGGAGTAAATATATTAAATCTAAAGTAAAACAATCAAATAAAGATTTAGTAGAACATTTATCATCATATTGGGAGTGTTCATCAAAAGAAACAAGAGAATACATAGAAATTTTGGATACCGACGAAATAGGTCGTATATTGACGTCAATAGGGTTAAATAAAAAAGAAATTAAAACAATATCAAAATGACAAAAGAATTATACAATATGTTTATGACATCTGCAGAAGCAGATAAAGCTAAGGCACTTTTATCACTAAACTTATTAGGTGATAAAGGAGTTGGTATTGGTGATCATTCAACAGGTGATTATTATAAAAATGCCGAAGAAGCACTCATAATGTTAGTTGACGCTGATGACAGAATTGCTACTTTAAATTTATATTTTGGTCATAATTTAACAAATAAAACACAAGTTAATGGGTAGTTCCATATCTAAATACCACGAAACTATGAGCAGTAGAGAAATTTCGGATGCAAAATCCCCAAAATCAGATATAGCTATCTTTGAAGAAGAATATTCTGAATTATCAAATGAATTTAAAATTATACAAGAGGAAATGTATGAAATGTTTGCTCGTAAACATATGGATTATGGTTTAAATAATATTGCTTTAGGTGGTGATTTAACTAATAAAGATGATAAAAAATTCTCATTAACAGGGTTATGTATCAGACTTACAGACAAAATTTCACGTCTTAAAAATCTATTAATTAATGGTAGATCATTTGTTAAAGGTGAAGGTATGGAAGATACATTTATTGATATTGCTAATTATGGGATAATTGGTCTTTTAGTAGGTCGTGATAAATGGAAAAAATAAAATGGCTAAGAAGAAGTTTGATACAGTTGAACAAGAAAGATATCAGGATAAAGATAAAAGGGTTATAGACTGTTTTACTTTTTATAATGAATTAGATATGCTTGAATTCCGATTAACGGAATTAGACGATGTAGTAGATACTTTTATATTAGTTGAAGCAACCCAAACACATTCGGGAAAACCAAAAGAATTAAATTTCCTAAAAAATAAAAAAAGATTTAAAAAGTGGTTACATAAAATATACTATTATGTAGTAGACGATTTACCTATAGGTGAAGATAGCAAACATGATTGGTTCCGAGAGGAATACCAAAGAAATGCTATAAAAATACCATTAAGCCATTTATCACTAAGTCCCCTTGACATAGTAATACTATCAGATTTAGATGAAATACCTGATACAAATACTATAAAAGAATTTCATAGAACTTCAGTACCTTATGGCTCAATTGGAATGTGTATGGATTGGTATTATTATAATTTAACTACCAGATTAAATACATTAGAGGACCCAATGAAATCTACTAAATGTAAAATATTCCATTATGAAACACTGTTTAAAGATAAATTATCTATGTCTGAAATTAGACATTCAGAATGGTATGCGGTTTTAGAAGGGGGTTGGCACCTTACATTTTTTATGACTGAAGATAAAATAATTGAAAAACTAGAATCTTACGCACACCAAGAATTTAATTTAGATGAAATTAAAGATCCTGAAAAGATTAGGAACTTAATAATCGAAGGAAAAGATATATTCCCTGAAAGGGAAGAAAATAATTATTTTTATCAATTACCAATTAAAGATAACAAATATCTCCCTAAAAACTATAAATTTTGGCTAGAAAAGTCCCGAACATTGTAAAGGAGATAAAGAATAACCCACCTCCTGGAATTAATTTTGCATTCCAGAAGAATATTAGTTATTCCCAAATGTCTATTTTTAGAGGTTGCCCTCATCGTTGGAAACTCCAATACAAGGATAAAATTAAGAGGTTTACATCTTCTATTCATACTGTATTTGGAACTGCAATGCATGAAGTTATTCAACATTATTTAGATGTAATGTTTGAAAATAGTGCTGCATATGCTGATAGATCTATAAACATGGAAGAAAAATTCCAAGAAAGTTTTATAGGTGAATATAATAAGCAATACAAAACAAATAAAAATAGTCACTTTTCGGATGCAACCGAAATGAGAGAATTTTTTGAAGATGGTATTGCCATATTAGAATGGTTTAAGAAAAAACGTAGTCGATACTTTAAGAAAAAAGGCACATATTTAGTAGGTGGTGAAGTACCGATGATAATAGCGCCAAATAAAATGTATAATAACGTATTATACATGGGGTATCTAGATGTCGTAACATACCATGAAGCAACAGAGACATTCAAGATAATCGACATAAAGACAAGTACTAAAGGATGGAACGATTATAACAAAAAAGACGAAAACAAACAATTTCAATTATTATTATACAAACAATACTTTTCAGAACAATATGGTATACCATTAGATAAAATTGAAATTGAATTTTTTATACTTAAACGAAAAGTATTAGATATGGATGACGAAAAGTTAATGTCACCTTATCAAGCATATAGAGTGCAACAGTTTACTCCTCCTAGCGGAAAAATTAAATTAGGTAGGGCGAGGAACGCAATTGAAGATTTTATACATGAATGTTTTAATTCTAGTGGAGATATAAAAGATGTTATTTACCCTAAAACACCATCAAAATGGACCTGTAATTTTTGCCCTTATAAGGAAGAAAAAGAATTATGTGGAGCGGGTTTAGACTTTTTGTAAATTAGAGGAATATTCATATACGTATAGACAAATATAACGTTATTAAAAATTAAATTATGGCAAACCCAAACAAAATGACACTAACGAGTGTTAAAGTTCAAGCAGACCTGTTTGAAAATTTTAAAATTGAATGTGTGAAACGAAAATTCTCATTCCAAAAACTAGCAGATAGATCTATTTATCTATACCTTACAAACGAAGATTTTAGAAAACAAATTACAAGTCAAACAAATATCGAACTATAAAAATTAAAATTAGATGAATAAAAGTTTTGAATATCTTCCTAAAGATAAAAGGAAGAAAATATTATTAATCACAGATGATATTAGGGTACATTCAGGTGTAGCAACAGTAGGTAAAGAAATTGTAATACATACAGCTCACCGTTATAATTGGTGCCAAATTGCAGGTTCTATTAAACATCCTGAAAAAGGTAAGGCATTAGATATGAGTGCAGATGTAAGTAAATTTGCTGGGATTGAAGATGCTTCATGTTTTTTATATCCTGTAGATGGATATGGTGACTCAAATCTATTTAGACAGATAGTAGCAAGAGAAAAACCAGATGCAATACTACTTATTACGGATCCAAGATATTTTCAACATATATTTAAAATGGAAGGTGAAATTAGGAAAACAATTCCAATTACTTATTTAAATATTTGGGATGATTTACCTGCTCCACTTTATAATAAACCATTTTATCAATCATGTGATTTATTAATGGGTATATCTAAACAAACCGTTTTCATCAATAAAACAGTATTAGGTGATGATATTGAAGATAGAATTTGTAACTATGTTCCTCATGGTTTAAATTCAGATGTATTTAGACCTATAACAGAATTAGATAAAGATTATGGTAAATACCTAGAATTTAAAAATAAAGTACAAGGTAATGCCGATATTGATTTTACATTATTCTTTAATTCAAGAAACATAAGGAGGAAACAGATACCTGATAGTATGTTAGCTTTTAGAGGATTATTAGACTCTTTACCATTAGAAAAGGCTTTAAAATGTAGATTTATTTTACATACTGAACCTTCATCAGAACATGGTACCAATTTAGTTAAAGTTGCTGAACTATTATTTGATGAAAAATATAAAGAGTGTATTATATTTTCAACTGCTAAATTACCACCACATGAATTAAATTATTTATATAACATAGCTGATGCTCAAATATTATTAACATCAAATGAAGGTTGGGGGTTAACACTTACTGAAGCTATACTATCAGGTACTCCAATTATAGCTAATGCAACGGGTGGTATGCAAGATCAAATGAGATTTGTTGATGATAATGGGGAATGGTTTACACCAAGTGCTGATGTGCCTTCTAATCATAGAGGTACTTATAAAGAACATGGTGAATGGGCATTTCCAGTTTATCCAACAAGTAGATCAATGCAAGGTTCTCCTCCAACACCTTACATTTATGATGATAGGTGTGCATGGGAAGATGCAACTGAAAGGATAATAGAACTTTATAACATGGACCCTAAAGAAAGAAAAGAAAGAGGTTATAAAGGAAGGAAATGGGCAGTTAGTGATGAAGCTGGGTTTACACATAAACACCAAGCTAGTAGGTTTTTAACTTCTATGGATGAATTATTTTCAACATGGAAACCAAAAACAGGAAACCATATTATCAATACTAATGAATATAAAGGTAAATTTTTAAACCATAAATTAATATACTAATGAGCAAACCAAGTTTTTATATAAGTTCCCCATTTGACACTTACAGTGGTTATGGAGCAAGATCTAGAGATATAATTAAAGCAATTATAGAACTAGATAAATATGATGTTAAGTTATTAAGTCAAAGATGGGGTGACTGTACCTTAGGATTTTGTAACGCACATCCTAAATTTGATAGTTTAGCTAAATTACAAGTACCCAATATACCTAAAGGTACAACCGCTGATATTTGGATGCAAATTACAATTCCAAGTGAATTCCAAGCCGTAGGAAAATATAACATTGGATGTACAGCTGGTATTGAAAGTACAGGTTGTGATGGAACATGGGTTGAAGGTTTAAATAGAATGAACATGAATTGGGTTTCATCTAAACATAGTAAGAAAGTATTTGAAGATGTTGTATTTGATAAAAGAGATAAACAAACTAACGAAATAACAGGAAAAGTTAAATCTACTAAACCTATACACGTTGTATTTGAAGGTGCGGATTTAGATGTTTACAAACATTTACCAGCTAATGAAGTAAAATTAGATTTAAGTGAAATTAAAGAACAATTTTGTTATTTATTTGTTGGTATGTGGATGCCAGGTGATTTAGGTCATGATAGAAAAAATATAGGTCAAACTATTAAAGTATTTTTTGAAACATTTAAAAATAGAAAAAGCCCACCAGCCTTAATTTTAAAAACATCTGAAGGTGTAGAAAATTATATAAGTAGAGATAGTATTCTAGAAAAAATAAAAGGTATACGAAATCAAATTAAAGGGGCTAAGACATTACCCAATGTTTATTTATTAAATGGAGATTTTAGTAATTCTGAAATGAATGAGTTATATAATCACCCTAAAGTAAAAGCAATGGTTAGTTTTACTAAGGGAGAAGGTTTTGGTAGACCATTATTAGAATTTGGATTATCTAAAAAACCTATTATAGCTTCTAATTGGTCTGGACATTTGGATTTTTTAAATCCTGATTATACTGTTTTAATACCTGGGAAATTAGAACCAGTACATCAAAGTGCTGCTAATAGATGGTTATTACCTCAAACATCATGGTTTTCACCTGATATAATGCAAATGAATAGAGTATTTAAAAATGTATATGAAAAATATAAATCATTAACAGGTAAAGCTAAACAACAAGGTTATTATGTTAAAACCAATTTTAGTTTTGATCATATGAAAGAGTTAGTAGATAATATTTTAGATGCAAATATACCTAAATTTCCTAAAAAAATGGATTTAGCAATGCCTGAAGATATTAAATTTAATACTGACGTAAAACTACCTAAAATAAAATAATATGAAATACGATGAAATAGTAGATTGCCCCAAATCAGGTGGTGATTTATGTTATAGAATAGAAGTAAATGGAGATATAACCAACTATATGAGTTTATCATGTGGTTTCTGGACTAATACTCTTATGAAAGAGGGAACAGAATTTTATAAAGAACAGGTATTAACTTTACCTGAAATTTATAAAGATTTAGCTTGGACAGACCCAAAAACAGACCTTATTTGGTTACCTAATACAATTAATATCCCAGAACAAGGAATGTTATTTGCTTCAGGGCCAGACAAAGATAATTGGTCTTGGGGAGCTGTAAAGTCAATAGAAGTATCTGAAGAAGATAAAGAAAAATATAAGGGGCAATCATATAGAGCAGATATGTCTACCATAAAATATTTTAAAGAACGTGATTACCTAGATGCTCTTTCGTATATTGGAATATTACCAGAATAGATATGAAGATAAGTTATGCAATAACAGTTTGTAATGAATTAGATGAAATAACTCGTTTATTAAATTTTCTTATAAAGGCAAAACGTAAAGAAGATGAAATCGTTATTTTATTTGATAAGAAAAAGGGTACACCTGAAGTATGGCAACGTGTTAGTGAATTAAAAGGTGATGATTGTTGTAGTTATTATGCAAAAACATTTAAACATCATTTTGCAGATTGGAAAAATGAACTAACTAAATTATGTAGTGGTGACTATATATTTCAAATTGATGCTGATGAGTTACCTCATAAAATATTAATTGAGAAATTACCTTCAATACTTGAAGGAAACCCAGATAATGAAGTTTATTTAGTACCTAGAGTAAATAAGGTTTCAGGTTTAACTGAGGAACATATTAAAAAATGGGGATGGAAGGTAGATTCTCAAGATAGAGTCAATTGGCCTGATTATCAATGGCGTATTTGGAAAAATAAACCTAATATTAAATGGGTTAATAAGGTACATGAAAAACTAGAAGGTTTTGAAACATATGCTTTACTACCAGGTATGCCTGAATTAGCTTTATACCATCCTAAAACTATAACAAAACAAGAAGAACAAAATAACTATTATAATACTTTATAGGCATGGAAGTTTTAAGATATGACTTACTAAATTATTTAATTGATGAGTATAATTACCAAGATTATTTAGAAATTGGGGTTGGACAAGGCGATTGTCTTAGAGCAGTTAAAGCTAAAAACAAAGACGCTGTAGAAAATGGGTT